TGATTATATTAAACAACAACACGAAGCACGTCAAAAGGCTTGGCACGAAGCCAAAGCACTTCTTGACAATGCAGCAGCAGAAAAAAGAGATTTATCTGCGGAAGAAAACGCTCAGTATGACAAAATCAATGCTGACCTAGATTCACGCGCACAAGTAATTGAAACTCTAAAAGCTGATGCTGAAAGAGAAGTTCGTGCTACCGAAGCTATGAAAGGCTTTGAGAATCAAGCTAGACCAATGAGCAACTTAGCACCATCAGTTGATGACAACGCAATCTTGCGTTCATTAGCTCGTGGAGAAATTCGCTCACACACATTCGAAAAAAGAGATATCGTAAAAACTTCAACTGGGGCTCCAGTACCTACAAGTTTTTATGATCAAGTTCTTTTATTGGCAAGAAATTCAGGGCCAATGTTAGAAACTTCTACCATCTTAAATACTAATGGCGGAGAAAATCTGCAAATCCCTTCCATTGGTACTTACAGCTCTGGCACAATCGCTGGAGAAGGAACTGCTATTGGTGAATCCGATCCAGTATTCAACTCATTTGTAACCCTCAGCGCTTACAAATACAGTTTCTTGACACAAGTGTCACGCGAACTTGTTGAGGATTCTGGAGTAGATATTCTTGGATTCCTTGCAGGTCAAGTTGGACAATCACTTGGTTTCTCAGTTAATAACGCATTAACTGTTGGAACTGGAACTGTTGAACCAAACGGAGTTATGGCTAGAGCAGCAGCAGGTGTTACAGGTTCGACAGCAGTTTCTGGTGTATTCACAGCAGACAACTTAATCGACCTTGTGTATTCTGTTGACTCAGCAGCACGCAGACTCCCAGGAGCAGGGTTCTTAATGAACGGTGCTTCAATTGGTAAAACTCGTAAATTAAAAGACACAGCAGGATATTACATATTCAGCCCATCTTTAAGTGCCGAAGCAAGAGATATTTTGCTTGGTTACCCAATTTACGAAAACCCAGCAGTTGTTGATACCGCAACTTCAGCTAAATCAGTTGCTTTCGGTAACTTAAAAAGTTATTTGGTAAGAACTGTCGGTGGATTGAAAGTAGATACCTCATCAGATTTTGCCTTCAACACCGATTTAATTACGCTACGTTGTATCTATCGCGTTGATGGTAACCTTGTGCAAACAAGTCACATTAAACGCTTCATTGGTGCTTCAAGTTAATTAAATCCCTTAAACCAGAAACCCCGCAGGAGCGCAGGCCTGTGGGGTTTCTGCCATTTATTTGCTAGTATTTCTTTACCTGCGTTCTTATGGAGTTTCTGCGTGAATCGTGAGCAAAAAAGATTATTAGCAAAACAAAATAAAAATCAAAATGTTGTACAAAACCCAAGACGTATTCTCTGGGTAAGTAATGCTATGTGGGCCAGCACAGGATACGGCCAGCAAAGCGCACAAGTAATTCCTAGATTAAAAAAAGATGGTAATGATGTTGCCGTTGTAGCAAATTATGGTTTAGAAGCATCAACAACAACTTGGAACACTCCAAGTGGGCCTGTTCCTGTTTATCCTCGCGGTATGGAGCAATGGTCTAATGATGTAATCCCAGCACATATGCACGACTGGTCTGTTCGCGATAAAGATGCAGAACATTTGTTAATGACTTTGTTTGATGTGTGGGTGTTTAAGGGTGAGAAGTGGGCTGAGTGGCCTGTTGCTTCTTGGACTCCTGTTGATCACGTTCCAGCACCACCAGATGTTTCAGCTTGGTGCAGACTGCCTAATGTTTACCCGATTGCTATGAGCAAGTTTGGTAAATCAATGTTTGAAAATGTTGGTATTGAGTCTTGGTATGTTCCTCACGCTATAGAAAAAGTTTTTAAGCCTACTGACAAAATATTTCTAAGTCAGGGTGAATCGATTGACCCTAAAGATTTTATGAAATTACCCAAAGACCGTTTTGTTGTTGGTATGAACGCAGCGAACAAAGGTGTGATGCCGAACAGGAAAGCGTTTGGGGAAAACCTGTTGGCTTTCTCAATGTTTGCTAAAAAGTATGATGATGCAATTTTGTATATGCATACTGATGCTTCAGGTGCTTTGGGTGGTATTAGGTTAATGGAGTTAATAATTTCTGTTGGTATTCCTGTTGAAAAGGTTGTGTTCGCTGATCCGTATTTGTTGCGCACAGGTTTAACTCAGGAAACTATGGCAGCGATTTATTCTCAAATGGATGTGCTTCTTGCAACTTCTTACGGTGAGGGTTTCGGTGTGCCAACTATTGAAGCGCAGGCTTGCGGTGTTCCTGTTATTGTTTCTGACTTTGCCGCAAGTGCAGAATTATGCGGAGATGGTTACAAAATTGGTGGGCAACCTCTTTGGGATGCACCACAAAAAGCGTTCTTCCATATTCCTAATGTTCCAGAAATCGTTGAAGCACTATCGCAGGCGTATAACAGAACTCGTGGCGCATCACAAAAAGCAATTGATTTTGCTAAACAATATGATGCAGATTTGGTTTACCAAACACAATGGAAACCAACTTTGGACAGCATATTTAGCAGAGTTGCTTCAGATAGGCTTAAAAAACCCACAGAAGCAAAATAAGAGACTTAAAGGTTTTAGGGGTACACGAATGGTGGGTCAAATATGAAAGTTGTTATCACAGGTGTAGGTGGTTTTTTAGGAAGTCATCTAGCTGATTCTTTTATTTCTGCTCGGTGGCAGGTCACAGGAATAGACAATTTTTTAGGTGGATACAAAGATAATGTGCCTGACCAGGTTGATTTGTTTGAAATTGATTTACTTGACTTGGAATTGTTAAAAGAACCTTTTGCAAACGCAGACCTTGTTATACATACAGCGTGCACAGCTTATGAGGGCTTATCTGTGTTCAGCCCAAGCCTGATTGTTGCCAACACAGTCCAAGCAACAACTAACGCTTTGACAGCATCTATTCAAAACAATGTTAAAAAGTTTGTTTACCTTTCATCTATGGCACGTTACGGTGACAAGAAAGGTGATTTGTTTACTGAGGATATGACACCTAACCCGCAAGACCCTTACGGCATTGCCAAGTATGCTTCAGAACTTTTGGTCAAAAACTTGTGTGAAACTCACGGTGTTGATTGGGTAATTCTTGTTCCCCATAACATTATTGGCCCTCGACAAAAATATGATGATCCGTACAGAAACGTTGCCTCAATTTTTATTAACAGAATGTTGCAAGGCAAACAGCCAATCATTTACGGCAAAGGCGAATCGTTGCGTTGTTTCTCTTTCATTCAAGATGTAATAAATCCGTTGATGGTTGCTTGCGAATCTCCTGATGCTGTTGGTCAGATTATTAACATTGGCCCTGATGAGGAGCATTTAAGTATTTACGATTTAGCTGTAAAGGTTGCTGAGATTATGGAGTTTGACCTTGACCCAATTTTTATGCCAGGCAGACCGCAGGAAGTTTTGATTGCTTTGTGTAGTTCTGATAAGGCAAGGAATCTTTTAGGTTACAAGACTGGCACAGATTTGGGTGATGGGCTAAGACAACTCGTTGATTACATTAAAGGTCGTGGTGTAAAACCTTTTGACTACCATTTGCCTTTAGAGATTGTGTCAGATAAGACACCTAAAACTTGGTCACAGAGGTTGATGTGAAAACTTTGCAAGAGATTTATCCTAACTTTCAGGATGCTGATGGTTGGGGTGATAAAGGCACAGCACATTCTTATATTGATGTTTATGCTGAGCATTTAACTAAAAGATTTGGGGTTAACTTTTTGGAGATAGGTGTTCAACTTGGTCATTCGATTGCTATGTGGCAGGACTATTTTGTGGACTCACAGGTTCACGGTATTGATGTGACTTTATCGAACATAATTTTTGATAACTTGGAGAACGTTTTTGTTTGTGATGCAACCGTTCAGGAGCAGGTTGATTCTTGTTTTCAGGGTAAATCTTTTGATTACATTATTGATGATGGTAGCCATAGGGTTGCTGACCAGATAAAAAGCCTTGAAATCTTTTACTCGTATCTAAAAGACTTTGGGCAATACTTTATTGAGGATGTTGATGGTGATAGCAGTTTGTTAGCAATCAAAAACTATTTACAACAAAACAATATGAGCTACAAAGTTTATGACCTGAGAAGCATAAAGAATCGTTATGACGACATTTTGATTGTAATAACTAAGGAGACAAAATGATTCCAGTAATGGTTGTGCCAATAATTAACAGTTACCAATATCTTGACAGGATGATGGAAACCATAAACTACCCAATACAAAATCTGATAATTGTTGATAATGGTGCTTCTAAGAATGATTGGTCACCGACTTGGAATCAATGGGTATCAAAAGTTTGGCATCTCAAGTTTCCGTCAAATCTGGGTGTTCCTGGTTCTTGGAATCTTGGAATCAAATCTTTACCTATGTCGGACTACTGGTTGATTGCTAATGCTGATGTTGAGTGGGCTGAGGATTCTCTAAAATTGTTTGCTGAGGAATCA